GTCTTGCTTCATCTCTTGCCATTTCATGAACTGTATCATGAATTGCATCTAAGTTTGCAGCCCAAAAAACCGCGTAAAACCAAGGTTTTTTTATAAAAAGTGACAATAAAGCAAGTGACAATGTCGCAATCTTTTATTTCCCTGAAATTGCAAACTGACAAAGAAAGTCACCAAAAAACACAAAAAAAGGAACATAAAGGAGGAAACAATATGCCAAGATCAAAAAAATCTTATCCTGGGGTTTTTCAAACGGATGACGGCAATTACGGTTATCGTTTCGTTGTCACTGTAAACGGTCACCAGAAGACAAGAAAAAAAGTTAAGGATGAAAACGGGAACCCATTCAAAACGAGAATACAGGCCGCCAACGCCCGCGCCGTCGATATCGAAAGGACGAAAGCGGGAGTAATTGACAAGCCTGTATCATTTCCAAAAGTAACCGTATCTAAAGTATACACAGAATACAGAAAAAATGGAACCACAGGAAAAGCCTATACTACATTATTAAAACAGGACTCTCTCTGGGAGAACCACATCAAGGAAAAATTCGGGCGCCGCATTATATCGAAAATTACGGCAGCAGAGATTAATGATTTTCTATCAGACCTTTATTATAATGAAGGATATTCATACGGATATGTAGAAAGCTTTATAAAGTTTTTCTATCTGTTATACGGGCAAGCTTTCACCAGGGGATATATCAGCGCGGATCTTCATGCCCGCATGACGAAATCGAAATCTTCGAAGATTCATATGCCTAATAAGAAAGTTGATGAAGACGACGACATACGCTTCTTTAATGAAAGCCAATTAAACACACTTGATGAGTACTTCAAAGGTACGAACGCAGAAACAGCCTACATGTTGGGCCGTTATTGTGGCCTACGTATTAACGAGTGTTATGGGCTGAAATGGGACCATGTAGACTTAGACAATGGCACCATTAAAATCGATCGTCAAATGCAGTACCAGGAAGGACTCATAAAGCTTGTACCAGTGAAAACGAGAAATGGCGTCAGGACCATTTTTATTCCAGATGTGCTAGTCCTATATCTTAGAAAATTAAAGCAGAAGATAGACGGACTCGAAAATGAAGCGGAAAGAAAGCAGAATCAGACAATGATCACAGATATAGACGGAAAACAACTTTCTTCTCTTTCTCTCGTCAATTGCCAATTAAACGGGAAAATACAAACGAATAATTCCATGAAATACCATAGCAGGAAATTAGCGGGAGAGGGCTTAGAGTTCAAATACCACTGGCTACGCCACACCTACGGAACAGCAATGGCCGCAATGAATACGCCGGAATATTTGCTTTGTTCGCAAATGGGGCACGCGTCTTCTAATGTCACTCACAAGTACTATGTGGCTTTGTCCAAGCCTGGTATTGACGTTTTACGCGACCGCCTTAACAAGTTATAGAATAATAAGAAAAGTGGCTGTATCGGGCGGATTTTGCGTTCTGCATTGTACTGTATCGCGCAAGTGTACTCTATAAAAAAATGAACACTTCAAGCGCGCGATATATACTCAATACGCATCTGCGCACTTTCGGAATTAGTGCATCTATAATTTACGCACAAAAACCGGGGAATTTATCCCCGGGTTTCTTGTTTTTAAAGCAGTTTATTTACTTCTTTTTGTACTTTCTTGTAGCTATATCCCGCTGCTTCAAGCTTTTTCTTACGGTCTGCACCGTTGCCCCACTTGCCATTGATTACCTCTTTAGCAATTGCTGCATAATTAACGCTTGAAGAACTACCGCCAAGCATTTCATTTACACGCTTCTGTACTGCGTCATAATTTGAACCTAGCGCCTTCTTACGTGCGTCACCAGATCCGAACTCACCGGCAATAACGCGTCTTGCTAATGCGTCAATGTCAACGCTTGAAGAAGAACCGCCAGCCAATGAATTAACTTTAGCCTGTACCTCTGAATAGTTATATCCAGCCGCCTCTAGCTTTTGTTTTCTTGCGTCACCATTACCCCACGCACCAGCTAACACTTCTTTAGCAATCTCTGAAACTGATTTCTTAGCAGGGGCAGAAGCTGTCCCGTTTAAGATTTCATTAACTCTTGCTTGCACGGCATCGTATTTATCGCCTAGTGCATTCTTTCTTGTGTCACCTGACCCGAACTCGCCATCAATAACACGTCTTGCTAATTCGTCGATTGTTCCCGATACGCTAGGAGTTGAACCACCGCTTGGCGCCGTATTGCTGCTATACTTTGGAACAATGAATCCTCTAATATATCTGCCGTTTACAGATAATTCACGGCGGGCAACCTTTCTTCCCTTATTGCCTTCGATAACATGAATGACACTGCCGGATGTGTATTCTACAACACCGACATGATCTGGATTTCCTGTATTGTCTCCAGCGCCGGAATCCTGCCAGTCGTAAAGAATAATATCCCCGCCCTGTGGAACATAACTATCGTTTTCAACCCAGATTCCTTTAGCTTTTGCGCCTTCGATCATATAATGGCATGATACCTCAAGCGGAACCGCGTCTGTGTTACCAGTTGCAATAGCAGCAGCACTAACAGTACCAGCGCACCACTCATCGGAATACTGTAATTTGTAACCTCTTGCCCTTGGTGTGTGTGAATTGTAAATGTCGATGATCTCTCTGAATGATCCGTCTGCCTCATTCTTTCCGATCCAGGATTTCATTTTCGCAACCATTGCTTGTCTACTTCCCATTTCATTACCTCCATTTCCAGCATTTTCTGCGTTATCGTATGATGTAAGATTGTAAAGTTTAATAATTTGCATAAGACTATCAACGTATGTAGAAGACGTTGCATATCCATCTGCCTTGATGGTTTCAAGATATGTCTTAGGGTCTGTAATTCCTTTCAGGTTTTCATATCTTGAAAGTTGGATAAACTCAAAATATCCCTTGACCCCGTTTTCCATACTGTCATATACGCGAAAGTTATCTTTAATAGTTGTAAGAGTACCCGCTGTGTACTCTTCCTGCGTTGTCATATTAACGCTGGGGCCCGTCCATTTTGTGCCACGCTTCATACCAAAATAATTGTGATAATCAGTGGCAAGCTTGCTATTGCCCCATCCACTCTCTAAAATCGCCTGGGCGATAATAGGACTGTTAACACTGATTCCGTATGAACTGGCATACTTCTTCACATATTTCGCAATATCGGCAACAAATTTCTGTTTATTTGCGTCTAATAGCATGATCTCATTCCTTCTTTCTCTTTGTGTAATAACATATATAAATTTGTATACGAAATAGGGCATATTTTTATAGTCTGATATCGTATATAAAAATGTATATAAACTAAGGGACAAAACCAGCAATAAAATAATACCTGGCCTTGTCCCTTTTTTAGACCTAAATTTAGAGATATACCTAAATTTATCCCTATTTCTAGGTTTAATTATTGGGTAATTATTCGTCCCCGTTTTCTTCCCCTGCATTGTCCCCGTTTTTGTAATTAAAATTAGAGACCATTAACACCGCACCGAGGAAAGTCCCAACAGCTGTGATAGTCTGTGCGATTGCGTCTGCGCATGGTAAATCCCATAATGGGAAAACAGAAGCAACGAAAGTAGAAGCTGCGGGAAGCACAATAATTGCAACCCATTTCATAATGTCATAAATTTTATTGTTCATAATAATGAACCTCCTTGTTATTTTTAATACCCATGTCTTCACGTAAAAGCGAATTGTCTTTTTCTCTTGCGCCTTCATCTGATATAACTGGCAATGTAACACAATATTTATATCCGGCCTCTCCGTCTCCGTTCCCGCCGAGTGAATTGTACGGAACAAAAATTGCGTCAAGCGTTGCCTTTTCTTTTAGCGTGATAGCCTGACGCCTTGCAATTTTATCTGTCATATATACTAGCTTATCGTGGCCTATACCAATTAGAAGCTGTTTAATTCCGGCGTTTTCTTTTCGAGTCTCGACCAGGATTTCATTTAATTTCTTGATCGTTTCATCATGCTTTTCTAGTCCGTCTTTTAATTCTTGATAACGGTTGTCGCTTTCGTCGTTTTTCTTATCATGCCTTGTGATTAGATACTGAATGAATGTGAAAAACGCCCCGGAACTGATCACCGCTATAATTACATCCTGTGTCAAAGGCTACACCTCCTTCCAACCGTATACACCAGGGGCCCATACGTTATTATCAATCGTTGATTCGTATGTTTCCCCGTTGTATGTTACACGGTCACCTTTCATATATGGGTTAGTACTTCCCGGCTGTTCCCATTCAGGTATTTTGCTTTCATCAGGTATAAGAACCTTTGCAAAAAGAGATACGGCTGCGTCAGGCGTCCATGTTGCCTGGCTAGTGTGTGCCTGTAGTACTTTGTATAACACGCCGTTATATTGAACCCTATCATTTACAGCGTAACTTGTCCCCGTTTTCCATAGTGGGAAAATCTCTGGCGCCTGCATTGCTTCAACTTCGGGAAGGCTTGCTGCCGCCTTTTCAATGATTGGGCGTAAGCGTTTTGCTTTCTCTAAAAAGTAATTTGTTTCATTCATCGCCAACACCTCCCATAAGCACATCATAGGCAGCAGCTTTTTCTTTTATTGTCTGCGCCTCGTCAATATATTTGTCTGTTTCTGTATATGTTCGATTGACGCCAGGTGGGTCAATCGCCTCAGCGTAATCACCTTCTGGAAGTCCACCATGGATATAAAAGCCTTCATCTGAATATGTCTTGATCGAACCATTTTTTAATACTTCTGTTTTAATCATCGTTTGTACCTCCACATATATATGTCAGGAAATTGCCTCGATAACATTAGCGTATTTACTCCAGTTTGTTGCTGTTTTGTATGTCTCAACCATAGAAGGATCGACATAAATTTTACCTTCGCCGGAAGCGATAGGGGTACCATCTAATGCATTTGCATTTTTAAGTGGAATCAAAGCAGTCCCTCTTATTGTTAATTTTGATAATTTTTCATCGCTGTGAAATGCCTTATCATATATACCATCTGATATATCTCCACCCACATTTTCATTTAAAGAAATATCTATTTCTTCACAATTCTTATTCCAATATATTGCGTATGCACCGATTGTTTTTACATTACCGAGAGTAACTTTTTTTAATTGAGGAATACTGTCACATGCGGATGTACCAATAGTTATTGCTTTTGGCAAGTACAATTCAGTAATTTCAAGACAAGTTGATAAAGCGTAATCACCTAACGTTTCTACATTCTGTATATTTATTTTAGACAACATGTCACAACACTTGAACGCTGAATCACCAATAGATGTTACATTTGGTAAATACACCTCTTGTATTTTTTTACATGCAAAAAAGCAAGACGCACGTACTGATGTAACATTTTCATCACTAACAGATGTAACATTATCACTTATCAAGTCGGCATATTTTTGAAAGTTATTAAGTGCGCTAGGAATATCTCCAGCTTTAATCATTTCAGTTGATCCTAGCTTGTTTCTAAATGCATCAGTAATAGCTGTCCATGCCTCTTTTGTCATGTAAACCAAGTCTGCCATATCTACACCCCCTTACATTCCAGTACTTTCTGCGTTGGTAAATTGTGCCAACACTTCGTTTGTGATCAAAGCTTTGTCTGTATCTGTTAAAGTATAGGCTGGGCCTTGAATACCTTGAGGTCCCGTCTCACCTCTTTCCCCGTCGTTAATAGTTGCAATAGCTGTTCCATCAACTGAAATTGTTGTAACAGTTCCAGCTTTTGTTGCTGTTACACTCGGTGAGTGTCCGTCTGCACCTGCGACGCCTGCGGGCCCTCTTTCCCCGTCGTTAATGGAAGCAGCGTTTACTCCGTCAATAGAAATAGTTGTAACAGTTCCTGTTTTAGAGGCTTTCACGATGGGAGAGTGTCCAGCTTGTCCCGTTGGGCCTTGTGGACCTGTGACCCCTGTTTTACCGATAGGACCTTGAGGTCCCATTTCTCCAGGATCACCCTTTACACCTTGAGGTCCTGTATCACCTTTTTCACCGTCATTAACTGTAGCAATGGCTTTTCCATCAACTGAAATTGTTGTAACTGTCCCGGACTTCGTAGCCGTTACACTCGGTGAGTGTCCAGTTTTACCAGTGGCACCTGTTTCGCCCGGGTTCCCTTGAGGACCTTCTGGGCCTCGTGTGCCTGTTTCTCCCTTGGGGCCCTGAATACCTTGAGGGCCTCGATCACCTGCTGGGCCTCGTTCCCCATTGTAAACTTTCGCCTTAGTCGTTCCAAACGGATCTGTAATATAAATTGTTGCCCCGTCTTCGTCCTGTGTAACCTTAGCGCCAACATCAAATTTTACAGCGTCAACAATGCGTCCGCATTCTTCTGCATATGCGCGGCACGCTTCTCTGTAAGTAATAATATCGTCCGGGACTTCGATATAGTCACCATAGATATATCCAGTTCGATCGTTACAGATATAAAAAGTATTTGTGCCTTTTGTTTTTTCTGTCTCGCTATTACTGAATACAAGTCTAATAGGACAAACATCTTTTTCATTAAAGATATCTTTATCAATGATGGCAGCAAAACCGCTTTCATTAGCAAAAAGCTTAACAACATTATTGTCAATCAAAGCGATATGCGTATCGAAGTCTGTTGTCTTATCGTCTGTAAAGATAACAAGTTCATCTGTTTTATTGCCATCTAAATATCTGAGAATCGGTACAACAGATGTAGTTACACGAAAATCATTCATATAAATTTTAGCCATTTAGAATACCTCCTTAGTAGACATTAGTTCCTGTCTTTCCCGCGATCTCTGCAATTGTTTTTGAAAGCGTCTTTTTAGATGTTCCGAGTTTAATGGATTTGTATTTCCTAGTAAGCACATTGTAAGTTGTCTCTGTAATACGCATTTCTTCATTCACCCCAAATTCAGGGAAAATAACGGAAATTTTACGGCCACATGTTGCCTTACCTTCATAATTTGCAATACTACAACTTGTTGTAACTTCTGGGCTTGTTGAAAGCGTTGGGGCAGCAGCAATTAACTGTGCCTCTGTTGGCTTTTTTTCAAACTGAGAAGATAGATCACATAATTGTGCTGCTTGCATAGGGTAAGCATCAACAGATTTTCTTTTATATGCCCAAACCTGTTCTTCAACTCCATCAACTTCTTTTTTCCAAAATAACACCTGGTTAGATTTTGCATTATCCATATCAATTTCACGTTGAAAATCTAACATATTTACAGAGTATTTAATAGGTTCAAGTTCTGGATCTTCGTCGTTTACTTGATTTTCTTTGTAAAATTCCATCTCTGTATCTTCGTTGTATCGCCAATATCCTCCACCGAAATGATCAAGAATACTTCCAGTTGTTCCTTTCATATGATCTGCAATAGACTTAATAGAATCTGATACAACCCCATAATCATATGTTGTATTAGGAACCTTTATTTTTACTATCGATTCTCCAGTATGATTAATGAGTTTATATTTTGCGGAAGAATACCCAGATAAGATTTCAGCAATTTCATCAAAATCAATGTAACCAACAGGTTCAACATAAATATATCTAAGCCTTGATGAAAGGTGTTCCGCCTTTACAGTGATTTTGTGATCAATGGTATATTTTACGTCGTAAATTTCAAACGAAAACTTCGTATTCTTTAATACGTCTTTATAACACTTGATAATGTTCCCAATCACTAGATTTTCAATGTTATAATCAGAAATTGCGCACACCATTGATAAAGTAAGGTTGCCGTTCATAACCTCTGTGACTTCCATACTTAAAATATTTTCAGGCTGTTTGATTTGTTCGCCCCAAATGTTTTCAGGGTCTCCCTTGAATAATTGGACTTCATTTAGTTCTAACATTTTCTCACCGCCTTTTAAATTCTGTAATACATTGGTGCAATTTGTATATTTTTAAAAGATGATACGCCTTGTGTTTTAAGATCGTGACGTCCACCGCCAGGAATAACAAGTAAAGTTCCAGAAAGACCAGCGTATACTTTTTTAATCTTTGATAATTTATTATCCCACGTGCACGCCGTACCTTCTAAGCCGTTGAAATCAAAGCCAACTTCAGAAGTTGTTCCGTATCCTAGAGATTCGCTAACCGAAATATAATGGTTGCTACCTTCACAATTAAAGAGTTGACTATATGTACCCTCTGGTACATAACATCCAGACATTAAAATATATGCATCAAATTGTGTAGGGTTGTAAAATGGAAAACAAATATCACGATTATCTTTATAGTAAAAGTACGTTGTTTTACCCTCAACTACTGAGTTTGATGATTCCATTCTAAGATTTTTTGATTTGGCAACGTCAAAACTCAAAGTACATTTTACTCCATAATATTTTGTTCCATCTTTTCCAACCAATGGAATTTCAACAACCCCATCATTAGCATTTACTTCAATATATTCACCTACTTTAGTTCCGTCTGATTTGTAAAAATCAGCATATAGACTTAAGCTTTCTGTTACAGCCGGAATGAATGTAAATTTAAGTGTGCTTCCTGCGTTTGTAACTTTTGCATCGATTGAATAGCTTGTTCTATAGCTATATTGGTCAATAGTGTATGGACATAATACATAATCACGCGCTATCATGCTTTCACGAAGGAAACGCTGAGGCTTGCAATTGAATTCGAGATCAAAAGATCCTGAGTCATTGCCTGTTCCTGTATGTGCGTCCGCTGTAAAAGGTCCCCTGAATTCCGCATAACGTACCTCGTCTGGGTGGTATTGGTCAATTAGTGTATGATATCCAGGGTTAGAAAATAAATACCCACGCAACTTATCAACGTTTTCACCGAAATTGCTAAGAATATTACAGTCAGGGTATTTTACTGTAACATTGTTCCAACCCCCATTATCAACAAGAATATCTCCGTTACGTCCCGGCACATGGATTTGATCGACATCTCGTGAAGGGGCGCCGTATGTCCCCTTCCCAAGAATAAACATCTCACAAGCGGCGCCAATATTGACGCCGTTAAATTCTAAAAAGCTATACCCATCTTTGAATGGGAATTGTTTCATATTATCGTATGCCATTAGTAGGCCTCCCTTCTTACGCGGTCGAAAATGACTTCCGCCACTTTGTCCGCAAGTGTTTCTGTATCTTGTCCAGGTGCGCCATACACGTTAATAGTAGTAGCACCATAATTAGTTGTATTTCCTGATCCTTCGCCATAGTTAGATCCACTAGAAGCACCGACAATACCATCGGTAGTGATTGTACCGTTTAATCCTCCAGAAATTGCCCCAGCTGCAAGTCCAGCTGCTTTCTGTAGCATAGGAATTCCAGCTTTAATCCCACTGGCAAGCCCTGACATCATGTCCGGCATGTATGTGTGGAAGTCGCTAAGTGGTCCAACATCTGGTTCTGAGAAATGTAGGAAGCTTCTGATTTTATCAGCAACTCCCTTAACAGCACCTGTTACTTTACCTATAGCCCCTCTGATGCCGTCTGCGATACCATCGATGATATCACGACCCCAGCGTAAGGCTTCACCAGGTAAACTTGTAACAAAGTTTCTCACTCTTCCGAAAATATCCGAAAAAATACCAGGGATTTTTTGAATTGCGAATTTTACCCCGTCAACCATACGGCCAACTGTATTCCCAATATGTTCCTTAATTGCGGTCCAAATCGATGACGCAATCCCACTAATACCATTCCAAATTGTAGAAAGCGCATTTCCAAGATTTGAGAAGATTTTCGAAGCGTCTTCTTTTAGCTTTGTAAAATTGCCGGTCACAAGATCACATAATAATAATACGGGACCTAGAACGACATTTTTGATCCACTCCCATGCACCAGCAGCGATATCTTTGATTCCGTTCCAAATTCCTGTGATTAGATTTTTCATAATATTAAATTCTGTTGTTACGAAATTTACGATTAACTGCACGACTGGGTTATTTAAGATCGCGGTAAAAATCCCAACGAACATAGAATATATATTGTTCCATGTATTTATTACAGCATCTTTTACCTTTTCCCATACTGTGGCAATTGTTTCTGTGATTGTGCCCCAGTTTTTAATAATTAAAATGAGGGCGGCGATTGCCGCAACGATCCCCAATATAATCCAGGTTGTAGGATTTGCCATCATTATGGCAGACTGGAGAGCCATAACAGTATTGTATACAGTGAGTACAGCATTAAGTACACCGAATGCAACGGCTACTGCCACTATAACATCTGCTAAACCCCTGATATCACCTACGTTGTCAATAATCAACGATAGACCATCAACAAAAAGCCCAATACCGTCACCAATTATAGAAAAGAAGCCTCCCCAGTCGAAAGATGAAATTCCGTTCACAATATTTGTGATAGCATCAGCGATACTATTTCCGATTGATTCCCAGTCCGCTGTTTGTGCCCACGCGATCGCTTGCTGCACTAAATTAGAAGCAGCGTCAGCCAACGCTTGAAAACCTGGAAGCATTGCTGTTACAAGTCCATCAATATTAATTCCATCTAAGCTATCAGAAATACCAGAAATAGCACCAATACCTACTTGAGAAATCATGTCAAAAGCTGGCTGTAGCTTGTTTACAGCTGTTTCACGTAATCCATCCATCGCTTGATCAACAGTTTTGTATTCTGTCGCCATTTTTGTAAACTTGTCAGATGTTCCGGCTTTTTCAACAGCATTAAAGAAATCTGTAGTAGATACAGTTCCAGCCTGAATATTGGTAATCAAGTCCTGAACACTCATGCCCATTTCAGAAGCAACAGCAGCCATACCAGCAGGGGATTGTTCAAGCATTAGCTTAAAATCTTCCCATGCGACTTTAGGTTTAGCCGCCATCTGTGTGGCTTGCTGAGATAGCGTCTTCATAGCCTGTGCTGGGTCTGCAGAAGCAGCAGCAAGACCGCCGAAAGCCTTTACAAGGTTCTGCGCGCTTGCAACGCCTACCGCGTCAAGCTGTGAGTATGTAGAAGCCATATCAGAGGAACTATAAATTGTTGCTGTCGCAAAATCCTGCAATTCTTTTTTAACTGCTTGAATTTCGCTTTGGCTGTGTTTAGTACTAGCATTTGTCTCGAACGTCTGCCATGCTTTAGAAGATTCTGAAAGATCGCCCGATAAGCTACCAATAGCACCAACGACATTCTGAATACCTGACTTCAATAAGTTGAGTCCGCCAGTGATAGCACTAGACACTAAATTGGCCTTCAAAACACCACCGAATATACCGGCGTTGTTACTTCCCTCTTTTAAGCTGTTGTCTGTCTTCCCGAGTGCTTCCTGCACCCTTTTCATCGCATCGTTAAAGTCCGATTCATCGCCTTCAATCTTAACAGACAGTGTATAATTTGACGCCATACATTATAACCTCCTTCCTGGCTTATTTTTTCCTTGTGATTTTGCCGGCATTCGCCGCGTAGATCTTATTGATCCATCCGGCCTCGCGTTTTTCAATCTCCTCAATAGAAGATAATTTTTTCTTTTTATCATTTTCATTCACTACTGGCATTTTTTTACGCCATAATTCGCGGAAACGTTTTCCTTTTTTTCTATTCGCATTTGCAACGGCATTTAATACTGCGTTACGAATAAGAGTGGTATCAGATACGGTTTTATCCTCGTACGCCTTTTTAATGAAAGCTTTTTCCGTAGGCGTTAGTTCGTCGTATTGAGTTCGTGAATAGTTAAAATGAACAACGAACCATGCGAAATCTATTTCATCCGCGTATGGTTCGATTTCCTTTATTTCGTCGGCTGAACGTTTATCAGTTTGGAAATACTGGTAATCCGTTAGCTGACGCGGAATAAAAAAGGGCAGTCCGCCTGAAGCTGTTTCTGAATTAAACCAACAACAGCAACATATCCTTTTGTTTCGATAATCTCATCACAAATTTCTCTTGCTTTGCTAGGCGCAACAAAAATATCAGCGCCTTCTTCCTTTAGACCGTAAGAGAAAAACGCTTCTGTAGCATTAATAGACATTAGACCGCTGTTATCAGAAAGCATCATAGACATACTAGACTTACCGCCTGACGCGTTCTCGATCATTTTTAGTCTTCCAATATTAAACTTTAATACATAATTTTTTCCGTTGTGTTCAAACATATTTCTGTTCTCCTTTGCTTTTTACATGTTTATATAAAGAAAGCGGAGACAACCGCTTTAGTGTTATCCCCGCTGCGCAGCTACTGTGGCTTTGTGTCAGTAGATGGGGCGTTTGCTGTAAGATCTACAAGTGCACCCATTCCCTGAAGAGATACGCTGTAAGTCATAGCATCGTCATATGGTGCTTCTAAATTATATTCTGTAATACATGCAAGACCGCCAAAAAGGCCTTTTCCTGCTTTCTGATCATATACTTTGATACATACTGGGTTAGACTTTTCAAAAGCATCAGAAAGCGCCTTGTGTGCGTTGCCATCCTTAACATATACACCGCCGTTATCAATTGACCATTCTTTCATACCAGCGATAGAAGACTTCCAGCCTCCCTCTGTGTCTTTAGAAGTGACTTCGATTGTATCAGCTGAACGGTTGATAGTTAATGATTGCTGACCTTCAATAGCAAGCAGACTAGCGCCTGTAGCGTCCCAGATTGCTAATACAATGTCTTTACCAGCTGTAGCACTTGCTGCTTCACTAGAAAAATCGCAATAAGCGTTGGCGTCAAATCCACCTTCGAAAATTTGTGGAATATATTTATTATCCATTTTCTTATACCTCCATTAGTTTATTTGATTTTAAAGCCGTAAGAAATCTTGAATGAAAAACCCACGACCCCGTGTTTTTCTCCCGTCTCTTCGTCCTGAATTGTCTGTAATCCTTCATCAGTCTGCATAACAAGGACGTATGGGGCAGGAATAGTAATGTCCTCTGTCATAGCTTCTTCAATGTCTTCAATAAGCTTATACAGCGGAACAGAAGATTTCACCGAATCGGCTATAACGTGGACCCATATAGTGTAGTTTTTACAGAACATCGTTTTTGTGTCCGCAGGTTCTACACTAACAACCTGTGCATATGAAAAAGGGGATACCGCATCAACCGGCACAACGTCGTAACACTTCATGTCCGTGTTTGCCTCAATCTTTGCTTTAACCGCTTTCACAAGTTCTGTAAGTGGAAATTGTTTTAGCATGTTGTATCACCCCTTCGCTATTTTTCTTATTGCGTCTATTAAATCCTCTTTATATATTGGTGCTTGTGCATCTACGTTATCTTTCAAGAAGTGCTGGCCCGGTACGAATCCGCCGCCTTTTGTCCTATGCCCGTATTCAACATGCGGGGCATATTCTTTTGTATAACCCATTGTGTTTTTTTCAAATCTGACAGAAGATTTTAATTCACCATGCGGACCGCCTGGTCTAGTCGCCTCTGTAGAGACAGGTGTTCCGCCTTTGCCTTTACGCTGTGCGCGCTGTACCATCTGCCCCATTTGCTTCGTCACTACATCCTCAAAGCTTGCTTGTGAAAGCGCCTTTAATTGATTAGCTAAATGTCTTGTAGCATCAACGCTATACTTAATTTTCATTTCTGTGTGACCTTGCGTGAATTACAACCCAGCGTTCTGATAATTCCAGGATCGTTTCAATTGAATATTTCACGCCGTCAATCAAAACCGAATCAACCCCGCGTAATACCTTGCGCGGAATCAATAAGGCATATTTCGAAGTGTTGCGTGTTACATCTGACCCATATAATGAAATTTCTTCAGCCGTCCACGGTGAAAACCTTGCTGGACATGTTGCTTTTACATCCCACCCATCGGGTGTAACGTTTCCTAACTCGTCCTCTGTCTCTTTTGGCGTTAACAATAGGCATTTTTTATACATCATAAGAATCGAACTCTTTTTGAACTTCCGACATTGTCGCTATTGCGGTATATCGAAAACTCGCTTTCGTATTCTGAGAGAATGTCGTCAATGAATGTATCAGAGAAAACCCCAGAAGCATTTTCAGATTTGATCCCCTCGTAGTAACGTCTGCGGTATGCTTTGACAGAAGCCTCCGCACATACACCATAAAATAAAGCAGGAAATTCTTTTTCGCTTGAAATACCAAGGCGGATACAAATACGGTCAAGGACGGTCTGGGAGATTTCTCCCATGACCGCCTTGTCGCAGAATTCGCCTGTCATACGGCACTCAATACGTTTTTCAATTTCAGAAATCATATGTCATGCCTCCTTGTTCCGACTATTTGGCAGCAGCAATAGTAGCCTTTACAACACCAGTTGCATCTTCTGGATAGAAGACAACACCTGACATCACTAATGTGTTGATAGAAGCGTTGTCACCTTTCACATAATGAGTCATACCAACTAAGCCTGTTTCATCAGATGTAAGACCGAATGTTTCAGCAACATCACCGTCTGCAGAAACGTAAGCACCGTTGATATTTTCTTTTGCTGTAGCAATAACTGTACCAGCTGTAACAGATGGATCGATAACAACAGTTCCAAGGCCTAAGAAGTCCTCTACGTATTTAAATCCAAAAGCGTTCTGTGTTGTAATCTGTGCAGTTGCTAAGTAATCAGCAACATCTGTTGTATTTACAAAGAAAATAGGTTCAACGTCCATATCTGTGAAATAAGTAGATACAACGCCCCATGCAGCAGCGAGTGCCCCCTGTAAAGTAGCAACCTTTGCTGCAGCTTTACCTGTACCTGTAGCAAGCGCTGTATAGAAAGCTTTCTTAACGTCTTTCTGTACGTCTTTTACAAGTAAGTCGTCAGTTTTATTAACTGCCTTGTCTTTTCCCGATCTCTGGATAGCCTCAGCTGTAGTCTGTTTGCGGTACTTTTTGAGATTGATTTCAAAAGAATGTGCCAAAGTTCTATCGTACTTTGTCAGCGCGATTGTTTCACCTTCAGCGACCTGTTCTGGTGTAGTCTTTTTTGTATACTTGTACTGCTTGACAAGGCTGCCTGTTGGCATTGGTGTAAGTTCTGCAACACCTAAGATAGTCTGTAATGATTCAACACCAGCAACTAATCTCTCGTTATGGTCGATAGAAATAGCTGGTTCAATGTCAGTGGTTACGATTGTGCCTGCTTCGACAGCAAACATCTGTCTAAAATATTTATTCATAGTTTATATACCTCCGTTAGTGTTTTAATTAAATCTACTTGCGCTTACGCGCCTTCATTAGAGTTAGAAGCCCAAGGCTTTTGTTCTCTTATGAAAGCCTATGAGTAGTCTGTAACATCACAATATATATGTCAGAAAACGTCTTCCGATAAAGAAAAATAACGCAATGTTTTTGAGGGCCCAAAAGCCCGGAAACAAAACATTATATATTTAATATATTTAATATGTGATGGTTACCGATTAATCGGTGACTGTCGCTGATTAATCGGCGACTCATACACTCATTGGGTGTTTCAGTCACTTATTAATCGGCGACTCAAAAATGCGATTACTGGAATAAATCAATGTGTTCTGCGATCGCTTTCTGACGTTCCGCGCGGTTAGTAATCTTTAAAATGTCCGCTTTAGTCAGTGTGCTTCCGCCTTTACCAGTTGCAGGGGCTTTTCCCTTTAAAGCGTCTTTAACGGCTGTTTGTACCGCTTCTTTAAATGCCTTTGAGAATGCCTCGACTTTGGCTTTTGTGTTATCAGCGTCGTCTGCGATTAAGCTTGATACGACCTCGTCAGGTACGTTCACGCCGTCATCGTGTAACATAGTTCTAGCTGTCTTTTCCATTTCAGCAATGCTATTTGCACGCTTTAATTCATCTAATTCTTTCTGTAGTGTATCGCGTTCGTGTTCCGCTTTTTCCTGTGCGTTCATCCCAGCCAGCTTTTCAGCTTCAGAAATCTTTTTTTCCTGTTCTTTCTGCCACTTCGCGAATTTCTTATTGATGATTTCGTCCACCTCCGCGTCAGAGTATTTCTTAGTATCTTTGCTGTCTGGTTCCGCTGCGTCGTCGTTTCCGCCCTTGTCGTCGGCCCCTGGGTTTCCGCCTTTAGCGCCATTGTCGTCGTTCCCGTCGCTGCCTCCGTCTTCTGCGAAAATCTGTCTCAAATAATCTTTAAATTCCATAGTTTAGTCCTCCATAATTTAAAGTCTTAATGCTTGACTGTGTTTTTCCATAGCTTTTAACGACTTCAATGCTAGGTCGCTTTTTATGACTCCCGCCAGGAAATCAAAAAAAAGGAAATATAAAAAGAAGCCAAAAAGCTTCTTTAAATAACTTTTACATATGCGGGGTATCCGTCCTGTAATAGCCTCATACCCACCATAAACGCCGATACAAGGAATAAACTCTTATCCCCTAGTTCTTCTAGGGATAACTCATAAAAACCCTTAGAAAGCGAAAATACGGGCTTCTCATGGGCAAGCTGTCCAATAGAAGCGGTTAATGTCTGTACCTGTGAAGTGACTGCCTCACATACAATATCTTTTCCGCGTTCTGCGTATCCAGCGTGACCGCTAACCGTTAATGTTTTCTGCGTTCTTTCTATCGTGATCATTGGCTTCACCTTCCATAAGGAATTTTTCGAATTCCTCAAAACCGAAATTCTGTGATCCGTCGTAGCGTTTTACTTCTTTCCTGTTTTCCAAAAAAACAATCAACGGAATTCTAGCGACATTATATAGTCTAGCCAGCGTAGGTTCTCTCTCTGCGTCGATAAAATCAACCTGTCCGGGGAAAACGGCGGCTAGGCCATCGAAATAATATTCTCTTAAGTGTTTGCATGGTCCGCACCAGCTGGCCATAAAATACAAAAGCTTTCTTTCTCTTTTCACTTTTCTTTTTGCCATCCTTTTTTAATCCTCCGTAAAATTTTCTAATAGTTCTCTTGCTTGTTGTCTTTGTTCATCTGTGTATTCTCTGCTTGCGATTCTGTCATTCAGCCACTTGTCCCAGTCAACGGCTGGTTCCGTGTGGCATCTACACCACGGGTGCATTGGCGGGTAATTTATCCCCTCGCTTGCCTCTGATATGTCGTATACATTGTCCTCTAACGCTTTGCAGTCACTGCACACGCGATTATCGCCAGCAGTACAATATCTGTATTGGTTAATGCCTGCCTCTGCGAAAGCCTCTGAGTTTGCACGATTAAACATTCGTGTCCCCTCTGTATATAGAAGCCTGTAAGCACTCCTACGAGATACGCCATCGAAACGTTCTCTAATTTGTTTGTTTAACTTGTCGTAACTGTCGCCTCTGGCAATACCTTTTGCGATATCGTTATTGAGATAATCAGCAAGCTTTTCTCTGTTCGCTTGAAGTCGTTTCCCGAAGTCTGTATCTTTAATGATCTTTTCCCCAACCTGTTTGGCGGCCCTACCGTCAAACTGATTAAAGGGGATCAGCCCTTGCACGCCTTCATAAGTGGAAATTGTGTAGGAGAGAAGGTGCTGTCTGATTAACGCCTCTTCCTCTGACGAAAGCCCTAATTGTTGCTGCATAATTGAAAGCTGCAGCCCCTCCAGGCGGTTAAGCTTGTAAATAGACTCGCGGACAGGCCTTAAGGCTGCATGTTCCGGATGCAGCCTAAAGAAATTTTCCATGTCCTCATAAAGCATAGTCGCTTCTTCTTTTGTGAGTCGCTTCATCATTTGGCGGTACTCTAACACGCCGTCTTTGCCGTATGTCTGATAATAATAAGCAATCTCTTTTTCCAGTTTCTTCGATTCACTCTCGTATAGGCGGGAAAGCTTTTTCTTCAAAGCCTCCTCGCCTTTTTCTAAGTCTTTTTGTAACTCATTGAGTGTATTTGTGTATCTACTCATTCATTCCACCGCCCGTTCTCTCAGTCGGGTAATCGGTTCTATAGCTTGTCTTGTCAGCTTCGGCATCAAGTTTTTCAATTTCGGCTTTCACGTCATCAACAATAGACAGCGCTTTAAGCTGTGTTTCTTTGCTTGTAACTCCAGAAAGCTGTGCCGCAATCTGCGCTTCTTCTAGCTGGTTAGCTGGAATGTTTTGTGTAAACTGATAATCGATAAATAACCAGTCGTCAGCTTTTGCGCTTGTGACAGGATTAGAACAGATTAATCTGTATCTGCGGTTCATGGCCCCGATAAACTTGTTCTGTTTCATCTTAGCTAGGTTAGACATCGCTAATAGCTTGTATTTTAACGCAATGCCAGAAGAAGCCCCGAAGTTTTCGTCAGAAATGTTGGCGACCATCGCAATTTGGAAAATGTCAGTTCTCAAACGTTCGATAAGGTTTTCCTGTGTCGTATCTCCGTTTGGCTTGTCCATGAACTCAACAATAAGTTTTCCGTCCTCGATTCCGTCAAAATTAATAATACGGTCGTCCCTGATTGTCTGCAGGTCTTCTTCTTTAAGCTTAGCACCCAGGATTTTCAAATATGCGTCAGCGAAATAATCAACGTCGTTTGCCTTTTCACTGATTGCCTTGTTGTATGCGTTAATCAGTGATAAGACAGGTTCGAATAATCCAGTACGTTCAGCATTTTCTAGGAATTCTGTAGCTGGCACTCCATCAAATCCGTGCATTTTTTCGTACTCGTCGAATTTAACGCCACCGTCCTGTTTGAAATAACGTACTGTTTCGCCGTCGGAAATTGATCCGCGTTTTACATTGTGATTGTCTGTATAAAGCCTTACGAAATATCGTGGCTGTGGAATAATGCTTTCATTATAGATAATAAAGGCATTCATAGGGGAGAGGACTGTAGAAGCAACTTCTCCCATCTCGTCTACGTAATACATTTCATAGGCTGATCCAAAGATATCGCAGGTTTTAGCGATTTCTGCGTTCTGGTCATCCATACTGTTGTATCTGTCGTATCGCTGAATGAATTTATTGATCTTTTCATCGTTCGAAGTGACTTTAATCGGAATACCGCAGAAGAATCCGTTCATTGTATCAACGATATATTTTGCAAAATTAGTTGCCAGGCGGTTGTCTGGCTTATACGCTTTTTTCTTCGACTGGTGAAAGATTGCATAGTCTGTCTGGTAAGCGTCGTCTAAGTATTTATAGTGCGACTGTACAAGCAGATCGTGCTGTCTGATGTATTCAGCTAGAAGTGGTGCAGTCATAACTTCATCGTCAGCGATTCGGAAGATCTTATCTTCAGCCTTGACGATCTTTCTGAAATAATTTTTTCTTTTCATCTTTTATAGTCCTCCCGAAATCCTGTTTCTATGCGATGTGCCTTTTTCCATCTGTCGAATAAGCGATGCAGCACTGTCTGGGCAGTCGTCGTGTTCAGCATTCTCAGTATAATCTAAAACCTGGTTCATATAATCACGGTCCGTTTCCTCCAGCCAGTAGATGTTTTTCCACTCTCTGCGAAGATACGTTGAGATCTTTACATATTTATTTTGTTTTTCCTGGTAAAGTTTTGGAAGCATACCGCGCTTCTGCAACTCTTTAGCAAGATAACCCTTGTCTGCATTCTTTTCGTTATAGACAGTTCCCGCTTTAAAGCGTTCCTGCAGCGCCTGGATCTCTGTTAAACAATCGTCAACGTGCTTCTGCCATGTCTTGCCCAGCGCGTAGATTTTGCCGTTTACTTTCTTCATAATAGTGTATGCGGTCCAGTCGGCCCCGCCGTAGCTTGCGTCGATGTGTGAAACGCCTTCATAAAGCATAGTTGCATCAGCTGTGTAATTTGGCTTGCTAAACAGCGCCTTGTCGCTTGCTATGTGTTTCAATTCGTAGTTAGCCGCAAATAATGAAGGGTCCATGCTTTCTCGTAGATCTCTTAGTTTGCTTTCACTAATAAGACCGGTCGAGTGGCAGTCATAGAATTTCTTATTTGGCATTAATTCGCTGATAGCATCATGTTTATGCCAGGGCGTGCAGGTATTGAATATGCGACCGCCCCTGTTCTTAATGTTCTGTAATTCCTGATACTGTAATTTTGTTCTGTCTCGTTCAGCCTGTGAAATTCTGTCTTGAACATTTACGATATCATCAGTAAAAATATAATCGCTATGTTTTCCTGTTAGAGATGTATAAATACCTAGGCAGATAAGCTGTGGCGTTCCTTTCGTTCCCGTGTTTAAGTTGGTATCAATCTGGTAAGAATTAGATGTAATTTCAAGATCTACCCCGTATATCTCTTTGACTATGTAAGAAAAAAGATCACTACGCAAAATCTTATCGGTTTGCTTAGCAATCTCTATTACGTCTGTATCTGTTTTTCTTATGAATATAGTTGTTTTAGAAGGCTTCAAGACGATGATCAATGCAAGTGCAAAAGATACACATGTTGTTTTGTATGAACCACGATGCGCCAGTAATGTTTCGTCGGATTCCTGCTTCCATACCATGTCTTTAATCCATTCATTATGTAAGTCCGTTAATAGGTCAAACCCCAGCAGCCTTGCGTATTTAACGGGTTCTTCTTTTAACGACTTTACCAGCTTTTCGTTCATATCGTTAATCACCCCCGTTTAAGTCTAGCTGTCTATTCTTCCCCTTTCAATATAGCTTCCACTTTTAAAGCTGTTTCTGATACTGGGGTAGAAACATTAACATCTGTTTCTCTCTTGTCTCTCCATTCGTCATGTTTACGGTTTTTCAACCAGAATATCTGCGCCGTTGTATTTGGTGGGTAGTATTTTTCATCCGGCCCAACGAAGCCTGTAGCGCTTTTAAATAAGGCGTTTTCTACTTCACGGTCAGCTGTATCTTTTGACTCTTTTAGGAGGTTTCTAAATTCCTCGCTTTCGTTTTTCCACCTATAGAAAGTGTTTTTGCTAACACCCATGTTCTTATATATCTGTTTTTCGATTAATCCATCACGGCACCAACCCTGAATTCGTAATCTATTTTCAAGGGTAAGCCATTCTTGGACATCAATTTTTTTTCTTCCTGCCATAAAATTACCCCTTTCTTATGTTCTGTGTATCCTCTTTTTGTTAAAAAATAGATAGGGCGGTAAAAAAATAAAAACCTACAAAGTGTAGGGAAAGGAGGAAAAATGAGAATGTGGACTAACCGCCCTATTAATAGAAAAAGCAGGGATCCTTAGTTCCTGCTTTTATCTACTCTATTATTGTATCATGCATAGTCTGGACTGATTGGACCGCTTACAAAAAAATAGACCCGACCATCTATGATCGAGTCTATCCATTCCCTATTTAAACTAGGACAATATTATTTTCTTTTTCCACAGGAAGAGCATTTCTGACCGATAACTACTGTTTCTGTCCAGGCCGCTCTATCAGTAACAGTTCTTGTACCAACTTTTACTCTCTGAGTTTCGTATACAGCGTCGTGATGAACTGTTTTGTAAATATCCTGAGAGCTACAAGAATGTCCATTCTCTAACATGTGTTCGGTCATCTCACTAGGGTTAGATGTACTAAATCCACATTGACGACATGTCTTTACAGTCTTAACATAAACCTTTTCATCCCAGGCATCTTTCACCTTGACCTGTCTATTTTCATAGACATCTTCCTGGTGAGTTACTGCTGGATGATTCACAGTTTTTGTAATGTTAACCCAGGTATGTGTGTGAGATGGCTTGTTGTTTGAGCTGTTTCCGCTATTTGGTTTGCTTGAACCGGAATCTGGTTTGTGAGATGGCTTGCTGTTTGAGCCGCTTCCACTATTTGGTTTGTTTGAACCAGAATCTGGTTTGCTAGATGGCTTGCTGTTTGAGCTGTTTCCATTATTTGGCTTGTTTGAGCCGGAATCTGATTTGTGAGATGGCTTGCTGTTTGAACCAGAATTTGGTTTGTTTGCGCTGCCAGATGTAGAAGGCTTTTTAGTTTCTTCCTTCTTATCATCCTTTTTCGCTTCTTCTTTCTTAGCTTCTTCTTCTGGACTCATTGTTGGTGCAGCTGTAATTTCAGGTTTTACTTCTGTCTTGGCAGAAGCATCAACCACGTTGCCTCCAGTTACAGCTGTAGAAGCTGGAGCTTTCTGTTCTGTCTTGACTTCGGTTCCATCAGACTTTTTAACAGTTTCTCCATTGTCTGTGCGGACCAGCTTATCCTGATCAGCAAGCTTCTGCGCTTCATCCCTGTTTACAACGACTGTATCTTTTTTAACCTTGACTGTTTCAGTCTTAGTCTTGTCAGCAGATTTTTTATCTGTCTTGGTTTTGTCAGCAGATGTCTTGTCCTTCACAGTTTCAGACTTGATGAAAGCATCTCTGAATGCGTCATAAGCTTTACGATCAGCTGTAATGCTGAAGGTAATCTTATAATCTCCTGTTTTTGAAGCGTCTACTTTAGAACTGTCTACATCAATGCCTTTTACGATAGAGCTGTCGTATAACACTCCATCAAGGTAATCCACGTCCTTGGAACCTTCTAATACATACATATCATCGATACCGGTATATGTATCTTTGATTGCGTCCTCGTCAAGCTTAGCCGAATTCTCTGCTGCTTTATTCGTACTTTCCACTTTTGTGTCTTTCTTTGCGCCGCATCCTGTTGCTGCTCCAGCAACCATGAACGCAGCTAAAATCATTGAAATTCTTTTTACATTCTTATTTGCCATTGCTTGTTTCCTCTTTTATTCTGATATTATACTTATTTTATCATAATATCATGTATGATTCCATGTTAAAAAATGAAAAAAGAAAAGTGCTGAACCGTCTACACTATTCAACACTTAATCAATTCAGCCTGTACTCGTTACCTTGTCACTCAATGAATGTCTTATTTTTCCCTACCGAAATAACGCATAATTTTTTTACGACTATTATAGTAACTTGGAAAACCATAAACCTCTGTAGAAGTTTGGACCCATGACTTGTTAAGCACGTAGTGAAATCGGACAATACTACGGATCTCGGGATCGTCCACTGTCGAAAGCCATGCTTCAACCTCTAACAGTAAATTGGCAGCTTCAGAGTACTTATGATCGTAAAGGTCTTTCAATTTCAAAATCCTATTTACAGCATCTTCTACGGGACTCCAAACATTGTTTGAATGTGAACCACCATTCCTACAAAACTGCGGACTTCTGTATGTATCGTAGAGGCTATCGATTGACTCACTCAATGAGTGCATCTCAGCAACTAATCCTTTATAATTTTCCAGTTTCTCGATTGTCATGCCTTGTGTAGTCTCCTTCATTTACTCCACCCCCTTATCTTTTTTTAATCCAGCACCGGCTAAGAAGCAGTCAGTAAACTCGATAGCGGTCATTGGTTTACACTTTCTCCAGGCCCTATCATAGAAATATTCAGTCACAATTCCCCTGCCACCATCAACATCGATTTCGGGATTGTCTACGCTAAATCTAACAACTGCTACCAACGAGTATCCGCCGGATTGCTGGATACCATTAGCAAGCGATTCGAGGAGAATACGCTGGCCTGTCGACATAATGGCGTTTCTTCTTTTAAACTCATAGAAAAGCACCGCTTGGTTATATTTGGCATTCATAGGGTGAGTTTTAGCATTAAATTGTAAAACTCCGTCTATATCTGCCGGGTGGTATAAACCGTGTCCTGTTTTATCACTGGCATATTCTCTAGTTATTGATAGAGAATCGTATGAAATGAACTGCATCTGATTTTTTTTATCTCTAATCATTTTTGTTGTCCTCCTTATAAGAGGACGGAATATATTTTAAACACTCATTGAGTGATGTTTTCTTTGTTGCGATTTTTTAATTCTTTGTTACTAATAGTTTAATATTTAACACCTGATAAAGTGTTATACTTTGTTCCGGGTTATATCCCGTCCATTTTTTTATACAATATTTTTATTTGACTGATTGAATAAATTTTCTCATATTTGCGAATTTATTTGCTTCGTTTAGGTGATAACGTTCCTTTCGTACTCTGTCTTTTATCATTCTTTCGGGAGTTGTTTGTATTGTAAGGAATGGTAAGTTATCTGGATCTGATTCGAGGATTAGTCGTTCGCATTTACAGCGTTCAACTTCTCTCAAGTGATATTCTTCTTTTTCTTTAGCGTCTTGCGCTAGCTGTTCAGGGGTCATAGTAAGATCACTGTTCCCCTTTGCGTTTCTTAAAAAACCTGGAAAAGTCTTAATAAAAAACAATTTGGAAGGATTCATCATTACATTAAAATCTTTGGTGCCTCGTAAATCCTCATATCTATAATTTACTACAGCAATCATGTCTGCTTTTGTATATCCAGCCGCAAATAGAGAGTTGATGTTTCGGATATACGATGGGGCGTAATCAATATGTTTACCAATCTTTGTACTTACGTAATCAATAACTTCTTTGACATCGTCGCTTACGTAAATTACTCTTTTGTTGATTGCGTCATCGCTTGTTTTTGCTACTGCGGGTTTAGCTTCTTCCACCTCTGCAACTGGGATATTAATTTTTTTCTTTTCCTCTTCTGTCAAGGAGTAGTAATCCCAGCCACACTCAGTGAGTGTGTATTTATTCTTTTTGTTACTAGTGATAACCTTGATCAATTTAGCTTCTTTTAGCCTTTTGATCCCACATTCCACTTGCTTTGGCGTTAGTTCAATCATGTAATTACAAATACCAGAGTAACTACATTCAAACCAAGGCGTTCCGTTTTCATCTAAAACGTTATCCGCTAATCTACTCCTAACGTTAATTTGGATGTGGTGAAAGATTAATGCTGCAACAACATCATTACCAAGGTCAATACATAAGTCTACAGAGAGACTATGCTTAATACCTGTTGCGTTATTATTTTTCATTGTATGGTCACCGATATGGTTTTCCCTTTTAGTTCTACTCATTTGTTAACATCCCCTTTTTTATAAAGCTTTAAGAAGTCCTCGAGACTAAATGTAACCATCCACGGTTGGTAAGACCCCCTGTGGAACACCGCAGCGATGTCATTATTACCGTTTTCTTTGGAATCATTGACGGCTTGTTCGTATGCTTTTTTAAGATTTAACCGTTCTACACGCTTCACTTCGATATGAATACCAGGGAGGCCCTCAACATCTGGGGCCTGGCCTGTGTTTCCTTTACACTGCGCGCTGCGCTGGGCTTTCTCAAACCCGGCCAGTTTTAAAATTCTAACGACTTCGCGTTCTCCGCGCTTTCCTTTATTTCTCGACGCCTTGCCAATTTCTTTTTTTGTCTTTGTTGCCATAATTTGTTACCTCCTAATTAGCTAAAAACGTTACCGCACTCGGTTAATGCGTCTAAGTCTGCAGGCGATAGGCCTAAAGTCTCAAGACTTACCTCTTCAGCCTCTGTTTTCTCTTGTTGCGGTGGTGGGCAGATAGCATCGGCAAACGTTGTTGGCATCTCTCTTTGCTTAGCATTTTTTACGATATCAGCCAGGTACATGGTCTTTAATTTGCCGCCAATATTTTTACTAATATGTTGCGCTTGGAACACGCGTAAATCACTAAGTTTTTTTACTCTATATGCCCTGCAAACGAATTCCTCCGATACATGATATTCTTCAATTTCCTTTCTGATAGAATCCACCATTTCCGGTGTAACAGGTCTTGTATCTTTTACAGGTGCCTGTGCAGGTTGTGCTGGCGCCTGTGGCGCCACTTCAACAGGTTTATTAACAGGTTGCGCCTGTGTTGGTCGTACTGTATTCTGTGATTGACTTTCACTTTCGGGAAAGTCCTCCCTGGCATATACATACAACCCAAGACCTTGTCGACCGATTGCTTTAGTAATTGCACGTTGAATTGTTTTATTCACGTCGCAAGATGTTACCTTATCAAGTGCTATTGATTTATTTCGATAATCCATAATCGGAAGCATCTCGATGTATTCTAAGCCCTCAATCGTAACCCCGACTTTAACCCAGCAAGTCCTTCCATCTGTGAAGTAGTTCACTGGCCCCCATTGAGTGTCCCGTTCGTACACATGGTACTGTGCTGTAGGATACAGCTTCTTAACTTCGGCCCAAGCATAAGCCCATGACAAGTATGTAAGGCCATTCTTTTTTTCGGTCTTTCCACTAACGTTAATTTTGCTTAAAGTATTAAAAACATTGTTTTCCATATTCTTATCTCCTTTTCTTCTATTATCATCTAATATATGTCAGAATTTCTCTTACCAGAGTTTTCGGTGAGAGTCTTTCTTTCCGTCACGCTTGGCAGCATACGCTTCTGCTTCTTTCTGCTTGGCGAAGATGACAATGTTGCAGGCGTTAATAGTCGCCCCGCTTTCGATTGCCTGAACGGCCGTATTTTTTTCTGTGCCTGTGTACCAGATTACTTTTTTCATTGTCTACGCCTCCCTTCCTACAAGTGCATCAAATTCTTCTTTGGTTTTGCACTTTTCAAATGTTGCAATGCTTCTTTCAACCGCTTCCGCTTCTACGCGATTGATTTCTTCGTCGTCTGCAAAGATCTGTGATAAATATTCATCCTCAGTTCTATCGAATTCTGCTAATTCTTTTAAAAATTCTTCTGCCATGTTATAGTCCTCCTTTTTGGCGAGAGAATAGAAAAAACGTGACACGAATAATCAGTCATGCTAGAATCTTGTCTTTGCTTCTTTGCTGTTTCGATTATTCGTGTCACGCTTCAACACGCTACATTGTTTCGTATTCTTTAAATTGCTTTGTTTCGATTTATAATTTTGCTTTTTCGTATTCTCTATTTAGTTGTTATTGTTAAGGTAAGTAACTCGCTTCCCTTACTTTGTAACTTCATTATAACAGTTGTTGTCCAAATAGTCAATACTTTTATATTACTTTTTTAAATTATTTTTAAGATGCAAGATGAAAGTATTTGCTTTTTGCACTCATTGGGCGTATAATAGTCTTATAAAGAGGAGGTGCTTAGGCATGACAAACAAAATCATCGGAGACAATATCCGCCGTATTCTATCTGAAAATAAAAAAACTGGTAAAGCGGGAGTTCCCCGTACACAAGTAGAACTTGCTACCGCGCTTGGGACAACGAAGCAACAGGTAGGGGCGTATGTAAACGGCCGCTACGTTATGAGTACTCATACGCTATTAAAAACAGCTGAAGCGCTAGGGGTCACACAATACGATCTCACTGGAACTGCAGAGGATCTTGAAATCGTAAATATCGGGCGGTTTGTCAAGTCAACACCAGTACTTCTTAATATCATTGATATGCTGAAAAATGGCGTTGTCACAGAGGATCAGCTGCAGAAAGTCGTTGAAATAATTACAAGCCTTAAATAAGAAATAGCCCCTGGCGTTTTGCCGGGGCTTTTTTAATGCTTAAGCTGTTATAATTCTTTCATTAGATGAAAACGGAGGCTTGCTTATCCCCTGCATTATATATAGGAAAGGAAACAGCCTTTTTCCCTTTCATGAAAGCGCCGCACCGCGGCACTAGTTGCCTTTTTTTCGCGAAAATTGTTAAAAATAGCAAAATATCGCATTTTAAACGGGGTTTTTTGTGATAAATCCGCAAAATCCGGTTTTAAATTAACAAAATCCGCAAAATCTACGACTTTTTACCAATAACGGTACATGCAACATGCCCTGGTCTTTTTTACCCTTATGAAGTCGCGTAGCGACACAAAACAGCAACCGTTGATCGATTGCCTGTCAAAGCGGAATAGCAATCGATTTTATGCTAATCTAAAAAACGCTGGGCGGTAAATTAGTCTCCTTGATATATGAGATACGGAAGCGGAGTCAAATAAACACGACGGACCCTATCTGAATCCAATAAACGAATAGCGGAGTAGTCTATGCATTTTATGATTTCGTCGCGCAAACGCTTCGTTAAACACACCAGCCACCTATATTATATAATTATATATGTGTGGTCGGATTTTAATAACCAACAGTCGGATATTAATATCCAACTCTACATTTTCAGTCGGCTATTAATAACCAACTCATACGCCCAATGACGTACAAGAATATTTTTTACACATACACATACTAGCCCTATACATGCTTTTATGCACTCAAAGAGTGCTTTTTGTGAACACTTATACAAAGAAGTATTAAATATATCAAATAAATGTGATATATATGTATTGACTTTCCAAGTAAGTATGTTATAATGTAATCAAGGTAAGGGAGTTACTTACCGGACAATAAATAGAGAATACGAAAAAGCAAAATTATAAATTGGAACAAAGAAATTTTTAAAAACGGAACAATGTAACGTGCGTTTACTTAGGGTAGGTGCAGGCACCGCTTCGCGGTGTAGGTCCTGTACTGTGTATGTGATCATTAGAAGCGTGGCACGAATAATCGGAACAAACAGCAAGACAAGATTCTTGCACAAGATTATCGTGTCGCGCTTTTTTCGTATTCTCGCAGCCAAAAAATAGGAGGAAAAAAATTATGGCAAAAAACAAAGAAGTAGTAAGATCTGTTAGACAGCAGCCGATTGCGACATACGATGTCAACGACGGTTTTTTAGTCGATGTTGTATTAGACGTAAAAGAACTGATGTATTCTTATTGGTTGTACCACAAAGAATATGGTGTTAAAGTTCGATACGCACAGGTTCCAAAGATCTACAAGAATGATGATGGGTATACCATTACCAATATTGCTAAGCCCGAGGATGTTGAGAATTACTTTAACCCAGAGGCTTGGAAAGAGAATAAGAAGCACTATACAGATAATTACATGGTATAATACAGCGCAGAAGGACTCAGGCTTGAAAAAGCTTGGGTCTTTTTTTGTGTGCGAAAGGCTGCAGAAAACAAATAAAAACAACATTCATATATAAAATGATACGTATACATTATTAGCCCTATGCGTATATATATTGCGGTGCTATAATCGTAAGTGACAACTTTGTTAGTGACAATGTAAGGGAAAAAATCGGCGGCAATTTTGCAAAGTGACAATGAAACTGACAATTTGCATGTGATCACTTGGGCAATAAAAAAAGGCCAGGGATTTAAGTCCCAGCCAGTTTATGCTTTTATTATGCAATTTCTGGATTTAATTACTTTCCAAAATATCTATCTAATAAACCTTTTAATGCTTTACCATG